AACGCTCCTCAAAGTGGAGTAGTGCTAGGAAGAGGCGGATCGATTGTAAACGACCTAAAGGATTTTCTGAAAGAGCACATTGTGCCTCTAAAAAAAGGAGAAGTCGTAAGGGGTGAACCAATTAAAGTATGTCACAAATGTAAGAAAAAAGAATTTTTTTGCACTTGTTGGAAAATAAAGAAAAGGAGATATTATGCCTAAAGACGCATGTTACCATAAAGTAAAAGCTAGATATAAGGTTTTTCCATCAGCTTATGCTTCAGGAGCCATTGCAAAGTGTAGAAAAGTTGGTGCAGCCAACTACGGAACTGGTGGTAAAAAGAAAAAGAAAGCTGAGGGTGGTCTCATGGCTGCAATTAAAAAGGTAGACAGAGAGCAATCAATGAAAGCCAAAGAAGGCAAAGTTGTTAGAATGACTAAACGCAAGTCAAGTAACAAAAATATAGCTAGAGGCTGTGGAGCCATAATGTCTAACAGAAGAAAGAAAACAAAGTATTCGTAATGGCGGTTCGAAAGACAAAAGCGGGTTTAGCACTTAAGCGTTGGTTCAAAGAAGATTGGAAAGATCAGAGAACTGGTAAACCTTGTGGTCGTCAAAAAGGTGAAAAAAGAGGAACACCTTACTGTAGACCAACAAAACGTATTTCTAAGAAAACTCCAAAAACAGCATCAGAGATGACAGCCAAAGAAAAAAGTAGTAGGATAGCACAGAAGAAGAGATTAGGGCAGCCAGCAGGTAAGCCAAGAAGAGTTAAAGCATTGAGAAGGAAAAAGAAATAATGGCAACTTCAAACTCAAGAGACTTCGATTTAGACGTAGGAGAACTTATAGAAGAAGCCTATGAGAGGTGTGGACTAGAGTTGAGAACTGGCTATGATGCCAGAACCGCTAGACGTTCTCTAAATCTTATGTTTGCTGATTGGGCAAATAGAGGACTTAATCTGTGGACTGTAACACAAGAAACAAAAGCAGTAACCTCTGGCACTGCTACATACACATTAGATAGTGAGTTTGTAGATTTATTAGAAGTTGTTTTAAGAAATAGTAGTAGCGTTGATTTTACTCTAACGCAAATGAGTCGTGGTGAGTATTTAAGAATACCTAACAAAGGTAATACTGGACAACCAAGTCAGTATTTCTTTGATAGACAAACAACTCCCACGATTACATTGTGGTCAACACCAGATACATCTTACACTCTTGTATATTACTATGTAAGAAGAATACAAGATGCAGATGCTTTGGTTAACACAACCGATGCACCTTTTAGGTTTTTACCATGTATGGCGGCTGGACTTGCTTATTATATATCAATGAAAAAAGCACCAGATAGAATACAAATACTAAAAGCTGTGTATGAAGAAGAGTTTCAAAGGGCTGCCGCAGAAGATGCAAATAGCACACCACTTAAATTAACACCGAATATATCATACTTGAGGTACTAATGGCTAGGTACGCAAGTGGCAAAAAGGCATGGGGTTATTCAGACCGTTCTGGATTTCGTTATCGTCTTCGTGATATGATAAAAGAATGGAATGGTCTTAAAGTGGGTAAAGATGAATATGAGCCAAAACATCCACAGTTAGAACCAAACTACCCAGGTCCAGATCCAACAGCATTGTATGAACCAAGACCAGATAGTAGAACTGAAGTGACGGTGGAGAATATTCTTGGATTAAATCCTTTTTTATCTGGTAGTTCTGGTAGTGCAATTATAACAGTTATAGAACCGTCACATGGTAGATCAACAAGTGACACAGTTCGTTTTAGAGATGCGTTAGGATTTGATGGATTTACTGCCACTGTTTTAAATAATTCATCAGGTTATTCTATTACAAAAGTTACTGACGATACTTATACATTTACTGCAAGTAGTGGAACTGCTACAATAGGGAATACAAAGGGTGGTGGAGGTTCTGCTACTGCGGGGCCTGTAACATTGGGGACATAAATGAGTTTTACAAAAGCAACATTAACCACAGCAATACAAGACTACACAGATAATAGTGAGACCACATTTGTAAATAACATTCCTAACTTTGTAAAAGCAGCAGAAGAAAAAATATTAAAAAGTGTAGACTTTGATTATTTTAGAAAAAATGTAACGAGCACATTAACCTCTTCAGATCAGTTTTTAACAGTGCCTTCAGATTATTTGGCATCATTTTCATTACAGATTACAACGTCTGGATCAGAAAGTTTTCTTCTGCAAAAGGATGTAAACTTTTTAAGAGAATATACACCTGCTGCTTCAACAACTGGATTACCTAAATATTATGCTAGATTTGATGAAAATAATTTTATATTAGCACCCACACCAAATAGTGCATATACCATCGAGTTACACTATTTCTATAGACCTACGAGTTTGACCGCAGGTGCAGATGGTGGTACAACTTGGTTAAGCACAAACGCACCTTTTGCATTACTCTATGGTTCTCTTGTAGAGGCATATAGTTTTATGAAAGGAGAGCCAGATGTGTTACAAAACTATAATGGACTGTATGCACAATATTTAGAAAGACTAAAAGATTTGGGTGAAGCAAGAGAAAATACAGATGGATATAGAGTTGGTCTACCATCAAGACCGAGAACATAGGAGTAGAAAATGGCAACAGCAAATGCAGCAACCACCTTTTTAGAAAATAGACTTTTAAGTTTTATTTTCAAAAACAATGCCGCATCGTTTAGTTCACCAGGTGATAGCATTTATGTTGGACTAGCAACGGCAGTATCTAATTTTAATGACTCAACTGGAGAGTCTGGTGACCCAACAATAACAGAAGCTACATTTACAAATTATGCAAGAGTGCAGGTTACTGCTTCTAACTGGACATTAACTGCTGAATCAGCAGATACACAGACAATAAAAAATGCCGCTAACATAGAATTTGCAGCCTCTGGTGGGACTAACAATACAATCACTCATGTCTTTGTAGCAACTCACGCAACCGCTAGTTTAGATGTTGTGGGATCTGGTGGTAATGTTTTATTTATAGGTGCGTTAGATGCAAGTAAGACAATAGCAAGTGGTGATATATTTAGAATAAATGCAAACAACTTAACGATAGAGCTTAAATAATGGCATTGGTATTAAACGATAGAGTAAAAGAAACTACCACTACAACTGGTACGGGCACATTTACTTTAGCTGGAGCTGTTACTGGTTTTGAAACCTTTGGCACTGGAGTTGGTAATTCTAACACAACATACTATGCAGTAACATTACCAGGTTCGGCAGAGTTTGAGGTTGGTTTAGGTACGTTAAGTAGTGACTCTTCTACACTTGCAAGAACCACAGTTATTAGCAGTTCTAATAGTGATAATGCAGTAGACTTTAGTGCAGGAACCAAAACTATATTCTGTACATTACCAGCATCAAAGACTGTGTTTTTAGATGCTAGTGGTAATGCAACATTAGGTGCAGATTTATCTGTTGGAGATGATCTTACTGTAGAGGGCGGTGTAATTTCTTTTAGATCAAACAGTGGATCACCAGCATCTTTAAGAATGTATTGTGAGGTTTCAAATGCTCACTTTCAAACATTACAACCACAGCCACACGCTGCAAGTGCAGCTAACACATTAAGGCTTCCTAATAGTGGAGATAGTGGCACACAAGATTTAGTCGCTGTAGACATAACACAAACACTAACAAATAAAACATTAACGACCCCAACTATCACAACACCAGTAGTAAACGCTGGAATACAATTAAAGAATGGTGCAACAAGTGCGGGTTTTGCAGAGTTTTTTGAAGATAGTGATAATGGCACAAACAAAGTAACTTTAATCGGACCAGCTTCCACGGCAGATGTTACTGTTACATTACCTGCTTCTGCTGGAACTGTAGCTTTAACATCTGATATTCCTAGTTCTGGTATATCAAATGGTAATGTAGCAACTTTTACATCTGGAGTTGCAGATAACGATTTTTTAAGAGTTGACGGCACATCTGTTGAAGGTAGATCTGCAAGTGAGGTTTTATCTGATATAGGAGGTCAAGCATCATTGACATTTGGCATATCAAACACAAATGCAGTTAAAATAGATAGTGCAAGTGTGGCAGATGATGAGTTTGCAAGATTTACTGCAAATGGATTAGAGAGTAGAAGTGCATCAGAAGTTAGGTCAGATATAGGATTAGGTACAGCAGCAACACTTGCAGTTGGCATATCAAACACAAACGTAGCACAATTTGGATCTGGGGTAGCCGATAATGACTTCTTACGAGTTGATGGAACAACAATAGAAGGTAGAAGTGCAAGTGAACTTGCTAGTGATATTGGTGCTGCAACAACGGCAGATATAATAAGTTTATCGATAGCGTTAGGATAATGATATGGCAAATACATTTAAGTTAGCAAGTAAAGCAGGAGTAACAAGTGCAGATGTAATCTACACAGTAGCTAGTAGCACAACAACCATTGTCTTAGGCTTGATGATAGGTAACACAACAACAAGTCAAATCACAGTTACAGTAAGTCTAGTTTCTGATACTGGTAATAGAACAAATGCAAATGACGAAGCTAATCAGACAGTAGAACTTGTAACCAATGCACCTGTGCCAGCAGGATCATCGTTAGAACTTTTAGCAGGTAACAAAGTTGTGATGGAGGCTACAGATAATATAACAGTAACAGCTACTGGTGCGGCAGATGTTGCTTTATCTATATTGGAGATTACCTAATGCCTTTTATCGGTAATGACATATCAAGAGCTTTTGAGAGTATGCCAACTAGGCAAGAGTTTAGTGGTGATGGCAGTACAACAACATTTAGTTTAAATCAAACTGTAAGCTCACCACAAGAAATTGTTGTATCTGTTGATGGTGT